ATTGCTGGCGGCCGACTGAAGGTTCTCCGTGATGCCGTCGCCCAGGGTGTCGTTGAACGCCTCCATGCCGGCCCTAGCCTGCTCGAGTCCGGACGTGTCGAGCATCAGCGCATTACCGATCCGGACCGCCGCGTCGATCAGCGACTCGACCGGGCCGGTAATGCCCATGATCAGGATGCCGAAGGCGGCTTGCAGCGTGTCGCCGACGCCAGCGAAGAACGAGGCGACCCGGTTCCCCAACTCATAGACCCCGGCCCACTGGGCCCCCACCTGGGAGACGTACTGCCACACCCCGGAAAGGTTCTGGATCAGCGAGTCCCCGATCTGGGCCAAAAACCGCGCCCCCTGGAGGATGCCGTCGCCGATCGTCTGGCCGATCGTGGCCCCGCCGACGTTGCCCACGAGGTCCGAGAACGCTGTCGTCACGCCTTCAATGGCCGGGGCCAGGTAGGCGACGACCTGTTGGACCACGCCGGCGACGGCCTGCTGGGCACGAGTGAACGCGTCGTTCATCGCTTCTACGTTCTGGCCCTGCATGCCGGTAAGCGCCAGCCCGAACCGCTCGGCCTCGGCACGGGCGGCGGCGATGCCCTCGGCCCCGCCGGCGAACAGCGGCAGGAGCTGGGCCCCGGACCGGCCGAAGAGCTGGACGGCGGCCTCGGCCCGCTGGGCTTCGGTGGGCAGGGCGGCGATCGCGTCCACGATCGCGTCGAACCTCTCGGCGGCGGACAGGCCCTGGAGGTTGTCGAGGGACAGGCCGATCGAAGCGAACGCGTCCGCGGCCGTCTTCGAGCCCTCGGCGGCCCGCACAAACGCGACGTCGGCCTTCGTGACCGCGGCCCCGATCGTGTCCATCGACACCCCAGCCAGGTCGCCGGCGAGCGACAGGCCCGCCAATTCGCCGTAGGTCATGCCCAGCCTGGCCGCGAGTTTGCTCGTGTCGTCGATCACCTGGGCCTGGGACTGCCCGAACGAGATCAGCGAGCGGACGGCCTGGCTGGCCGCCGAGGCGATCTGGCCGAAAAGCTGGGCCCCGGAGATGGCCGTGAGCGTGGAGAGCTGGCCCCGCAGGCCGGCCACCGACTGCTGCATCTGCTGCATCGACTGGGCGGCCTGGTTCACGCCGGTCCGCAGACCGGACGTCGAGGCGGTGAACACTGCGGAGACTTTGCCGATCGTGGCCATGTCACTTCTTCCGGTGCTTCATTCCGAGCTTGGAAAGTTCCGCGATCATCTCGGCTTCCGTCTGCATTGGGCGTGCCGGGTCGTACGTTGGCAGGAACAGCTCCTCGGCGTCTTCCTTGACCTTCGCCCCGTTGCTGGCAGCCACAGTCACCGCGAGTCGGGCCGTCCGCCGCCACTCGTCCCCGAATGGCTCCAGGCGGTAGAAGGCCAGCCAGCGTTTCACCTGCTCGAGCGTGATCTCCTTCTTCCAGCTTTCGACGTCCCAGATCCCGAATTCACGCGCCAGCCGGTAGAGGAACTTGTCCAGCGGCCGGCGCTCTCTCAGTTTTTTTCGAGTTCCCTGATCTCCTCGGTCGTGATCCGCATCAGGGCCAGGCCCTGCTCCCAGATCCGGTGGAGCGCTGCGGCCGACTTCTCGCCGAGCTTCGCAATCTCAGCCTCCGAGAACAGGAGCTTTCCCTTCTCGTCACACAGGAGCATGCTCGCGAGCTTGGCCCGCCAGACGTCCTTCGGCTTCGTTTTGTGCTGCTCGCAGTAGAGCTCCCACTGGTCCCGCGCGTGGGCCGTCGGCCGACGCAGGAAGACGATCCCGTCTTCGGCTGGCGTGCCCTTGTCCCATTCTGGGACGTGGAACCGGATGGGCTCGCCCAGGTCGTCGATGTCGAGGATGGCGGCTTTCGAGAGTGGCATCAGAGGTCTCCGGTGAGGATGAACGTCGCCGAGCCCTTGATAAGCTCGCCGACCGACCCCGTTACCTCGAACTCCTCGAGGAACGCCTCGGCCGAGAGTGAGCCGCCGTCGAAGCCGATCGACAGCGTGCCCTTCTTTCCGATGTCGCCCTTTATGTGAGGTGGGGCCCCGAGCAACGTATAGGTCGCCCGGCCTGGTTCCACACTCAGGCACTCGACCTGGCGCACGAGCCGTTTTTGTTCGCCATCGCCGTAGTAGATCGAGTCCCCAGACGAGACGTCCTGAACGACGGCCCTGCCCGGGACGACCGTCCAGCCGAGGAGCTGACCGATATTCTCGCCGTCAAAGGAGACGGTCGAACCCTGCGAGGAGGCTGGCATCGGATCCCTTTCGGCCCAGGATCACGATCCCTCGGGTGGCTTCGCCTTAAACGTGGCACCACCCTTGACGAGCTCGCCGACCGCGTACTCGATGTCGACGTCGGTGCAGGCGTAGTCCGTGCCCTCGTACTCGACCACGTCGCCCACGTTAGGTGGAGAGTCGCTAAGGAACGAGACAACGACAGTCGCCTCGACGCCGTCGACGGCCGCGGTGCCGGCGTCAGGCAGGCCAGGTACGAAGACCTTGTAGGCACCGTCCTCGAGATCCAGCGTCGACGCGTCGAGACGCACGGGATCCGCGGTCTTTTTGGAGACCTTGACGTTTGTCAGGCCTTCGATTGCGCCGAAGGCCATTCCCTGAGAACTAGTCATGGGCATGGATCAGGAGCCCTCCGGCGGAACGTACTTGTAGGTAGCGGTGCCTTTGACGAACTCGCCGACCGCGTACTCGGTCTCGACCTCCGTACAGACCCAGCCTGTGGACCCTGCCGGATCTGGCTCAGGGGCCACGCCGAAGAACTGGGCGACCACCGTCTCGGTCACGCCGTCGTCGTGCAGCGGATCGACGTCCACAAGCGGCGCGTTCTGGTACTTCCGCTCGCTGTCATCTAGGACCGTGACGTCCATTCGGTTTCCGGTCGACGTCACGTCCACGCCGGTCGTGTTGACCTTGACGTTCGTGCAGTTCGCCGGGAGCGTGGGCCCCGGGCTCGGCATGCTCGAAAGAACGGCCATTCGTTACTCGCTCCAGGCGATCTGGTAGGTCTGTTCGACGATGTACGTCGGCACCTCGCGGCCCTCAAGGTAGACGGCCGCGGAGTCCCTGTCGTCCATGAGGAGACAGTGCTCGATTGTCAGGTAGTCCATCGGCCCCGTGAACCGGTGCAGGGCATCGGAGACGGCCTGGGCGATCTCGCGGGCCTCGAGGTAGCCGTCCGCGTAGATCTCGACCGTGTAGGTCGCCTGCCGCGGGAACGCGTCCAGTTCGGGCGTCTCGGAGAGCTCGTCCTGGAGCACGAGCTGGGGCTGGGTGGAGGCCCGCTGGAACACGACGTAGGGCGGCTCGCCGCCGCCGGTGTAGCTGACCGGGTAGGCCTCGACGCCGGAGCCGGCGGCCGCCTCGATCGCCTCGTAGAGCCAGGACTCGGGGAGCATGGTTCAGCCTCCGGGGTTGCGGCCGCTTGCGACTTCGCGGACGGCCCGCTCGAGGGCGATCTTCAGTTCCGCCGGGAGGCGGGCCTGGACCTGGGGCCCGATCTGCGACATCAGGTTCGCCACCATGCCGCGCGGGGCGATGCCCTTTTTCGTGCCGAACTCCAGCCAGATCGCCTTCCGGCTCTCGGGGCCAGCCTTGTAGCCCAGCACTGCGAACGCTGCGTCTTTCTTGGATTTGGTGCGGACCCGGACGGAACGCCGCAGGGCCCCGGACGACTTCCGCTTCTGGCCCTTCTTGCGCCGCCCGCGGCGCGTGCCCACCGGCGGCGTCACTCGCCTGAGATCGCCGACGTGCGGTTTCGCGGCCCGGCCGACGGCGGCCTTTAGGTGCTTGTTCCGGATCCGGGGTTCGAGCTGGCCGAACGACCGCACGAGCGCGGCGATCTCGCGGTCGACCGGGCTCATCGAGATCGTGATCATGCCACTTGCTCCTCGACGGTGAGCTCGAGCTCCTGGCGGTGGCCACGCTCCAGGACGCTGGAGACGTAGAGCAGCCGGTCGCCGCGGGTCAGCCACCGCAGCCGCATACCGCCGACCACGTCGTCCCGCCAGTGAGTCCGGACCAGGGCCTGGACGGCCCCGCCGACCTTGGCCCGCTGCTCCTGCTCGATGTAGGCCTGCTGCTCGTAGGACCCGTAGAACCGGCCGACCTCCTCCCAGTCAGACGTGATCCGCTCGCCGACGTCGTTCCGCTCGTCGGCCGGCAGCCGCTCGAGGGCGAACTTCTCGCGCATGATCCCAGGGGGCGGCATCACCAGCCTCCGTTATGCGACAGGCTGGCGAGCAGCGTCTCGAATCCCTGCGGCAGTTCGGCCGCCGAGTTCTCCGCCAGGACACCGCGGTTACTGAACATGTGCTCGACGTACATCAGGATGGCCGACTTCACTCGCGGCCCGGCCTTGTAGCCGCCCGTCGGGCCGGCCCAGTATTGGACGACGAGCTCGTCGGTCGGGGCCTCGTCGAGCTCCAGGACCGCCGGCTCGGCGTCCTCCTCGAGGTCGTAGTCGGCCCCGGCCAGCTCGTCGCCATCAGCCTCGGCCGAGAACGGATGGTCCGCGTCCACGAGCACCGGCGGGTAGGGCAGGGCGTAGGTCGTTCCCCGCGGGCTCTTCCACTTGGCCCGGTAGCGCTTGGCCGCGAGCGACCGGCCCAGCCGAGACTCGACGAGCTCGCGCGCCGCCGCGATCTTGTCGGCCAGCATCGTGTCCCATTCGGTGTTCTCGGGCGCGAGGCCGAGCTGGTGTTTCGCGTCCGCCACGCTCACGGGCTCGACGACAGGCTGGGAGATCACGCGCAGGGTGTCCGGTTTCATGAGCTTCCCACTCCCTGGATCACGGTCGACTGAATCACCTTGGTCTCGGTCTCTTGGAAGAGCACGGTCCCCGAGAACAGAACGTAGGCCGTCCAGGTCTCAGCGGAATCGTCCGTCTCGTCCGTGATCGTGATCTCGACGTTCCACCTGTTCGGCCCGAAGGCCGCGAAGTCGTACGGGTCGAGCAGGGCGACGACCTGGTCCTCGTCGCCGGAGCCGGAGCCCATCTCCTCCGAGACATCGAGGACGATCTCGTCCTGTCCGGCCGTAGCCACGGCCGCGAGCGTGCCGGCCGGCAGCTCCTGGCCCTCGGTGATCGTGATCACGACTTCCCGGATGTCGTCGGTCGACCGGAGCGTGACGAGCCGCCTGGCCGAGCCGGAGAGCCGCTGCTTGACGATCTCTGGCATGGGCGGCTCCTAGCGGGCCTCGAGGGCGATCGGCGTGGCCACGGCCCTCTCGAACCGGCTCGCGTCCAGGAGCGGCCGGGCGGCCTCCGGCACGGCGACCTGGAGCCGCTCGAGCTCGGCGGCGAGCTTGGGCGTGGCCTGGATCACCTCGCCGGACTTGTAGCCCCGGTAGGCCTTCACGAGCCGCAGCGAGACCATGTGGTCGGGGCTTGCCATGCGAGCTCCTCAAATGACAGCGGCCGGAGCCGGCATCCCTGCCAGCCCCGGCCGCCATGCTGGCCGATGGTGTCGGTGGATCAAGAGCCGCTGACGAGCTTCGCGACGAAGCTC